TATGCTCAGTTAGAAACAACCATCAACGGAACGACGAAAACAGAAACTATAAAGAATACAAAAACTGGCGACAACATTGATGACACAAGCTATAAATCTTTAAGCACAACAGCTTATACCGAGGGAACCACTATTCTATGGAGAATGCGTACAGCAGGCGTAACCGGTAAATATGGAGCTTGGTCTGTACAAAGAACGATCAATGTATACGCCGTCCCAACCGTGCAGCTCAACGTGACCGATTCGACAGGTTCAGAAGTAACCACTCTTGAGTCTTTCCCGTTTTATATTAAAGCGGAAACCGCGCCGAACACCCAGTCGGTATTGAGTTACCACGTGTCGATTACATCTACTCAGGCTTATAGTACGAGTGATCGCACAGGCACTGAAACAGTAATCAGTAGAGGTCAGGAAGTATATTCCGGATTCTATGAAATGAACAACGATATATTTACTGATGGTGTGCAGAATCTACTTGTCGAACTGAATGCTGGCAACATTGATCTGGAGAACAACATCACTTATAAAGTGACTTGCACAGCCTCCTTTGATTCAGGATTGACTGCAAGTGCGGAGTCTGAATTTGATGTGGGATGGACTGAGCAAACTTACGGCATTAATGCGGAAATAGGGTATAACTCAGATACGTATGCTTGCTCTATTAGGGCATATTGTGTCGATGAAAAGAATAATCTCATCCCTGGAGTTACACTCGCTATTTACCGACGTGATTATACCGGTGAATTAATTGAGATAGCCAACGGCTTAGACAACTCATCATACACATACGTGACCGACCCACATCCGGCTCTTGATTATGGCAGATACCGGATAGTAGCAACTGAAGTGTCAACAGGCGCAATAAGTTATTACGATGTTCCGCCATATCCAATAAAAGAGACATCCATAATCATACAGTGGGAGGAAGCCTGGGATAATCTTGTAACGGAAGGTCTTAATGAAAGGGACATCGTCATGGAGCCATTATGGTCCGGATCACTCGTAAAACTTCCTTATAATATAGATGTTTCGGATAAAAACGGAGTTGATGTCAGTCTTGTCGAATACATAGGGCGAAAACGTCCTGTGTCATACTATGGCACTCAGTTGGGTGAAACGTCCTCCTGGAAAACAGAAATCCCAAGAGGGGATATTGATACATTGTATGCATTGCGTAGGCTGGCTGTCTACACTGGTGACGTTTATATCAGGGAACCGTCCGGAACCGGATACTGGGCAAATGTTGCAGTGTCAATCAGTCAGACACATTGTGAAGTTAAGATACCTGTATCGTTTGATATAACAAGGGTGGAAGGAGGAATTTAACATGCCAGACTGGACCAAGTCTATGGAGCAGACTTTTGAGTATTACGTCGTAGACCCTGGGACCTGGTGTGATAAATCCCAGATAACGGACATGATACAAAGCGGTATTGAATGGGATGCAGACGCCGATACACTTGGCTCTGCATCTTTTGACGTAGGTAGTGTACTTGGTGAATGCTATGTTCGTACATACCTCATAACAATTCAAAATGGAATAAGAGAAAAGTTTCCAATGGGCACTTTCTTGGTCCAGACTCCAAAATCATCTTTTGACGGTCGGTATCAGAAGGTGTCCATTGATGCTTATACGCCATTATTGGAATTAAAAGAGGGCATTCCTCCTTTAGGATATTCAATTCTGAAAAACGGGAATATAATGAGCAATGCTTATAAGATCGTAAGTGAAAATATGCGAGCGCCTGTTATAAAAACTGCAAGCGATGATAAACTTTACAACGATTTTGTAGCAAACACCAGTGATACCTGGTTAACCTTTACAAAAGATCTGTTATCAAATGCAAAATACAATCTAGGACTTGATGAAGTAGGCCGTGTTCTTTTCCTTCCGGATCAGGACGCGGCTTCTTTACAACCTGTTTGGACTTACACCGATGATAACAGCTCAATTCTATATCCGGACATGAGTGTCGAGCATGATATTTACGGAATCCCGAATGTAGTAGAAGTCTATTATTCAGGAAGTCATGACAACTACTTTGCAAGAGTCGTTAATGATGATCCAAACAGTCCTACTTCAACCGTTAATCGTGGACGAGAAATTGTTCATAGAGAGACCGATCCGCAATTCTCAGGAGAACCAACAAACCGTCAGGTCAAGGATTACGCCACATCTTTATTGTCCCAGCTTTCATCAGTTGAATACACAATTTCATATTCGCACGGATATTGTCCGGTTCGTCTGTACGATTGCGTAAGACTGAATTACGAACGAGCTGGGCTAATAGACATTAAGGCAAAAGTCACAAGACAGTCGATTGAGTGTAAACCGGGATGCAAAGTGACCGAAACCGCAGTATTTACAACAAATTTATGGAGGTGATGTTTCATGGCGTTATCGAAAAATCTTATTTCCGATTTTGTGAAAGCCACAACAGATGATAAGAAAACTGCCGAGGAGACAACCCTCTACGGCACTATTGTCGAATACAATGGGCGTAAATACGTTCGTCTTGACGGATCGGACATGCTTACTCCTTATACGGCTACGGTGGCTGCTAAAGCTGGCGAAAGGGTTAGGGTTTCAGTTGGTAAACACTCC